ATTCGCCTATCAATGGTTCGGTGTTCTCGCACCGCACTAATCACTCTGTCATCAAAAAGCTGTAATGGCTCGGCATTAAACCTATTATCTTCGCTCGCGTATATATCAAAACTCCACTTCACACTTGGAATGCATTCAGAGGTCGGATATTCAAAATCCGGCCCCACTATCTGGTCTATTTCCCCCTTCCCTGTGCTTTGAGTTTGCAAAAGCACTATATCCGAGGGCAGTCGATCAATTTCTCCGTAGCAGTACCTCTGCGCACGCGCGGAGAATATTGCTCCAGTTACCAGATATCCACGCATTCGATCAAAATGCGTGCGAAGCTTGGTTGTTTGACCAACTCTTGTGCCTGGATCATCTCTGGGAGTGGCTAGGCATTTGAGCCAATCTTCCTCAGGAAGATAGGGCACAAAGTCCAATCCACTGGGCCCTTCAACGGGCATCATTTGCACGCCAAGGAACTTGTTTTCCGTTGGCAATGTTCCGGGTATAAATCTGTTTCCCTCAATGCGACTGGGATTCAGGTTAAAATTTACACGCTCCGGTTTCCAGGTTCCCTTCTTGATCTCCAATCCTTGGGTTTTGAAGAAGGCTCTGGCTTTAGCCTCATTAAAAAGGTGCTTGCGTCCGGTCGCATTGAGATGCACTATGTACCTCTCATAGGCAACCACCGCCTTGACTGTGTCAAAAAGTGTGGTGCCTACTACTCCGGACATAAGTCCATCAGCCTCCTTTGAATATATCGCTTTTCCTTGCACCATTATCCTGGGTACCGCCAGAATTCCTTTCCAGAACTCTATAAAGCTTTCCCAGAACTGGTTGCGTCCATGCTGTTTGATGAACTCATGCTTGATGTAATCCAGTGTTAGCTCCATTGTGTCATAATCAACAGAGTAGTCCATTTGCTTAAAATCTGGTGCCACTCTGAACACCTCGCCTTCCATTGGTGTGTACAGGTCCACATCATCGCCATATGCGAAGAAGAAGGGCTCCTTACTCTCTCGACTCCTCTCTATCATCTTCCACAATTTGGCTCCTCCTCCCTTCGCCATGGTATATCCGTATGCGTTCCTGGACCTCTTGGCTTCATGAAAGAGCTTTAAGCTCCGGCAGAAAGGCTGCATCAAACAGCTCTGCAGAAGGCTAATATGGGCTGGTGTATTGAAGTAGGGTCTGGTCTTGTCATTTAACTTGCCAATTTCATATCGGTCCGTTTTATTTTTGCACTCCATAACGAACATTTCAGGATTTTCCTGACAGAACTTTGCAAATACTTCAGTTCCTCCTTTCATGCTCTCCACAAACATGGGTAGACCGACTTTTATGACAT